ATGTTAAGTGACTCAAAAATCAGAAGTGCTAAACCAAAAGAAAAGCTTTATCGTCTCGGTGATTCTGATGGGTTATGTATTGAAATTAAACCTAATGGAAAAAAATATTGGCGTTATCGCTTTCAATGGCTCAAAAAAACACAAATGATGAGTTTAGGCGAGTACCCTATTGTTGGACTAGCTGAAGCACGTACAAAAAGAGATGAGGCAAAATCATTAGTTATAAGTGGTATTAATCCAGTAGAAGAAAAAGAAAACCAGAAAAAAGCTAAACAAGAAGAATATGACAATAGAGTTCTATTTAAAGATGTAGCTGCAGAATTTAAAAAAGAAAAATTAAATAATCGATCAGAGCGATATCAAGAAGCTTTTCAGCGAGCGCTTGATAAAGATATTTTAAAAGTTATTGGCGATAAAGATATTAAAGAAGTTACCTCGGCAGATGTTTTGACAATAATGAAAAAAACCATTGCACGAGTTAAGCGCCAAAAAAATCATGGTACCGGCGAAGTATCAGCAATTCAGAACCGTACTTTTATTGGCGGTGTAATGCGTTATGCAATCGCCACACTTAGAGCTGATTATGATCCTACATATGCAGTTAAAAATGTAGTTGAGCGTCCAGAAATAGAGCACGCAAGACCTATGGAAAAACATGAGGCCGTACAACTTCGAAATAAATTAAATAGCTATGGTGGATCTACTACAGTTAAAAATGCTGGGCTGGTAATGCTCTACTCTATGCTTAGGACTATCGAGATCCGCCGCATGAAGTGGGAATATGTAGATTTTGAAGCAAGAACAATCACATTTCCAAAAGAGATGATGAAAAAGAAGCGCATTCACATCGTTCCAATGTCTGACCAAGTTTTCAATATTCTTCAAGAGCAACGCAATATTGTCGGCAATCGTGAATATGTGTTCCCTGCGATTTATCAAGATGGAATGCTGTCAGCAACAACGCTTAATAAAATGCTTGATTATATAGGCTTATCTGATGTGACTGCCCATGATTTTCGTGCTACCGCATCTACCCTTCTAAATGAAAAGGATTACGACGACAAGTGGATTGAAAAGCAATTGGCACATGCAGATGGAAATAAAACCAGAGCAACATATAACCATGCAAAATACCTAGAAAGCAGACGTAAAATGCTGCAAGACTGGGCTAATATTGTAGATAGTTGGGCTGACTAATTTCCGACCAAATGCACTTTTGACTACGTCAATTTTTGACTTCTATTTGTTTATCCACAGCTTTTTAAATTTGAATTTAAGCTCATCCCTAGAATATCATCTTGAATATGTTACAAAATCAAGCTAGGGGAAACAGATGAGCGAAATTGCACCGTCCATTATTCAGATAAAGCCATACCTACAAAAAGGTTTTGTTTTATCTGAGGTTATGTCTATCAAGCTAGTTGTACCATCAACTCACATGCTTGTCCCTTATGCTTTAGAAAAGATTTCCGCTGGTTTCCCCTCTCCAGCACAAGATTATGTCGATAAAGCGCTTGATATGAATGAGCATTTAATCAAAAATGCAACTTCAACATTTATTGTCAAAGTTGCATCACTATCAATGCTCAATGCAGGTATAGATATTGATGACGAATTGATTGTGGATCGTAGTCTTGATGCAAAGCACGGCGATATTGTTATTGCACTAATTGACAATGAATTCACAGTTAAACGTTTAATGATCGATGAAAAAGGCCAATGGCTTAAAGCAGAGAATCCGGATTATAAAAATATTTATTTAGCGGATGGCCAAGAATTAATAATTTGGGGTGTTGTCACTCATATCATTAAAATGACACGGCATTAAGTTATGAAACATGAGAACAAAGTATTTTTTCTCATCGATGTAAATAACATGTACGTTTCATGTGAGAGAGTCTTTGATCCAAGTTTAAATGATAGACCTGTTATTGTGCTCAGCAATAACGATGGGTGCGCCGTGGCGCGTAGCAATGAGGCCAAATCCTTAAATATAAAAATGGGTGTGCCTCTTTTTCAAATTAAAGATATTGTTCAGCAACATAACGTAATCGTACTTTCAAGCAACTATGCAATGTACGCAGAAATGTCGAGACGTTTTCATAAGATTCTTGCTTCATACGTAACTGACGAAGAAGTTGAGCCTTATTCAATTGATGAATGCTTTGTTGACTTCACAGCTTATGAGAAGAATTTTGATTTAGAAAAAGTTGGGCAGCAAATGCGCCAGCAAATATGGAAATGGCTAGGTTTACCCGTCTGTGTTGGAATCGGCAGAAGTAAAACAGAAGCAAAGATCGCAAATCACATTGCAAAGAAAAATCCCGGCTTTGATAGTGTATGTGATCTCGTAAATATGGATCCGTGCAATAAAGAATATTACTTTGCTCAGATAGATGTCAGTGAAGTCTGGGGCGTGGGTCGTAAGCATTCAAAAAAACTTCAAGCAATGGGAATTAATACGGTCCTTGACTTAGCGTGTGCCGAGCCACGAGAAATGCAAAAACGTTTTTCTATCGTTATGGCTCGCACGATCTACGAACTACAAGGCATATCATGCATTGAGATTGAGCACACTCCCCCATCAAAAAAGCAAATAGTTGCAAGCCGGTCTTTCGGTGGTCGCGTAACTGAGCTCACCGACTTGAAAGAAGCTATCTCGATGTATGCACAAGATGCTTGTAAAAGACTACGTGATGAAGGCCTTTTATGTGGCTGTATGATTGCTTTCGTACAGTCAAATCCATTTGATCCCAATCTACCATTTTATAATAAATCCATCACAGGTTCATTTTCTGAGCCTACTGATTGCGCTTTAGACTTAGTTAAAGCTGCGACAAGGATGTTGAACGAGATCTACAAAGAAGGGATTAAATATAAGAAGTGCGGAGTAATATTAACCAGTTTAGAACCTAAGTCTGGTCACACATACGACTTGTTAACAGACTTTGAATTAATAGAAAAGAAAGAACAATTGATGAAAGCGCTTGATAATGTGCACACAAAATTTGGAAAGAAAAAGTTGGGTGTCGGACCTTGTTATGTGCCCAGTCGGAACTGGTCAATGTCACGGGACAAACTTAGTAAAAATCCATTTAAGTGGGATGAACTGCCATTGATAACAAAATGAGAAAATATTTGCTCAATTTTAATTATTTTTTTTATTTTTGAGCAAATTTATGCACATTACTTCTAAAACATCACTGCTTTAGAATCTTAGTTATTTAAATAAGTAGACTAGATTTAAGCTGAAGAATACCTACAATAAGCTAATTTCAGAAATAGCAGAAGTTATGAATCAAAGAATTAAGGTTTTATTGATAGATACTTGTGGATGGATTATTACCATTTGTATTATTTTTTTCTTTTTTACTCTTTGGTTATATTCCTATAATCTGATTGATCAACCCTTAAAAGAGGCATGGTCTCTGACAATTAGTATGCTTTCAGCTTTAGCTACGATCGGGGCTGCAATCATAGCAACAATATTATTTAATGATTGGAGACATCAAGCTTCTTTTGAACTAAAAAAAGAACATGTTAATGAAATATGTTATTTGTTAGCCTTAAGTTATGATGAACTCCATAAAGTTGAAGAAATACTGATCAATCTAAAACAAGTTAATAAATATAAAATTCTTTCTGAAGACTTTTGCACGTTTATAGCCAATGACTTAAGAGATGAGTTTTATAGAAAACAACTGAATGTCAAAGTATTAGATAGATTGAATCATAATTCGAATTCAATATTTAGTATTTATTCTATCTATCAAACTCATTTTACATATTTAATCGAAAATTTTAGTCGTATCCAAGAATCATATACTAAATATTACGATAAGTTTAATAGTGAAATCAGCAATTCTGAACGTACATATATCATGAATACTCGAACATTTCCGAAATATGTCAACCCAAAAGAAAAAAACAATGTAGAGGTTGGTCTTTTAAATGCTCATATTAATTTTCCTGTTAAGTTTAAAGGTAATAATGAACTATATAAATTTGAAAGTATTTATGAATTAATAGAACGAATGGATAATATATACAAAGAACTTGAGAATCATCTTCTTGATTCAATAGATCTTACAAAGATGAAAAAGCCCTTTTAAAGAGCTTTTGCACATATCCCAACACTTACATTGTTATTGATCGTATGAGCTGTGCACCCTGAAAGAAGAATACACAGCAATGTAATTATGAAAGCTATCTTTGAACGTCTGCAATGAAAGACTTTCATATAACAACCCGATTGGCGATCCAGCCATAGAAAAACTGCTCCTGTTTTGGATTACGTTCACAGATTTCAATGTAACGCTGCCCCTGCATAATATTTAACACGCGCACTAAGACCTTTTCGCCTTCTTTGCCACGTTTGGCCAAGTAAGTTTTTAGAGCTCCTAAAGTGTTAGAACCATAAACGCCATCAACCTTTAAATCTGCATATCCGGCTTTACCTTCATTATTGAGCAAATTCAAAGCACGTTGTAAAAGTGGTTTTGCAAAGTTGACACCACAGTTCACACCGGTATCTAAAAGTTCTTCAGCTACGGCAGAGGAAATTGCATTAACATGGTCAAAACGCGGAGCTGTCCAGTATTGTTTCTTATAAATTGCTTTGGCCACATCAAGAGGCAAATCTTTCATGTTGCCTTTGTAGCCATTTTCCCGTGCTACCGCTTCAGTAATACCATACTTTGTTGCACCTCCTCGATCAGCTGGGTTATTTACGTAACCACCTTCTCGTTTGATGAGTTCTTCAAGATATTGTTCAATGTTCATTTCAGTTTCCTTCAGATGTGAAAAAACCGCCCGAAGGCGGCATATAAAGTTTGTTAATTACGATTGATTTGAATCGTCAGCTTTGTTTTTCTTTTCCTGATCAGAACTGCCAAAATAGAAACCACATGCAGTCGTCATTGCTCCAGCAATAAAGCCTAGAGCCGTATTGATCAAGTTGCTGTTTTCACGTGGCATATTCACAAAAAATAAGGCGATAACCAATACAAACATTAGCGCCACAAGTGCAAATGCCAGATATGCTCTAGTCTGTTCGCTTGTCATCTATATCTCCTCCTAAACGTTTCTTGGTTTGCTCATATTGCTCAATACGCAATTTATGTATCTCATTGGCACGCTTTTCATCGCGCTTTTTGAAATAGAGATTCGTCAAGAAGGTTGCTATACCGATAAAAATCGAGAAGACAACGGCCCAGTCAATTTTTCCAATGAACCCGATCAAGCTCCCCCCTACCACGTAGCCATAAGTGAATTTTGTTGCAGTCGCGGCAGCCGTACTCGCAGCTGCTTCGACTACACTATTTGTCTGATCGTTCATGCATGCCTTACTCCAGATTTTTGGCAATAAAAAAGCACCCGTTTGGGTGCTGTTATTTCTTCATTTCAATTACACTTAATGTTCTTGAAGTGATCATAAAAGTATTATTGGAACTAACATTCAGTGGAATGTTTACTCCCTCCTGTCGTGCAAAACCTGCTTTAAGTGTGTATGTGACATTACCAACTGTACTAATATCATCGATCGCAGAAACGATAACTGCTGTACCATTAAAATTGACATTAATATTACCTGTCTCGATGTTTGCACCTAACGAACCTCTGCCAATTAAGGACCCGTTTCTATATATTGAAATATAAAAAGATGCCATAGCTCTGTCATTCGCAGCAATTGGCTTGCCTCTCCCATCACCAACACTAAAAGCTCCAAAAGATGGTGTGCAAATATTTACTGAAGCATCAAGTCTAACTTTACCCCCACTTCTATTAAGCGTTACTTGAAGAAGTGTTCCTATATGCTCCTCCCATGCTGATAAGTGATTACTGAAATCGTTATTAGGTAAACCACCGGTTGAGCCACCAGAAAAAGTATTGATAGTTTTGATATCAATTGCTTTTACACCTATTGGTACCGTTACTGCTTCATCTTTAATTTTTAAAGTATCAATTGCGCCATCTTCAATATTCGCAGTTTTGACTTTAATTGTCCCCAAGTCTGCACTAATAACGCTTAAGTTTTCAGCCCAGATTCGATTGGCATTGATATATCCAAAACTACCATTATCGACATACAAACCACGCGGAATAACAGTACCGTTTGGCAAAGTCACAGGCTTATTTTGCAATGTCATTAAGGGTTTTGGCTCAATACCATCTATACCCACTGGAGTACCAAATTGAATACGGTCATAGTTAAAAATGAAAGTTGAAGTAGTTCCATCATTCATTGATCCATGGCCTGAAACATGACCATTTACATCGAACTTGATAAACTGCTGAGCATAGATGCCATCTACACTTTCACTGACATTTTGAATAGACGAACTATTCTTACCGACTTTAGTTTGCAACGTTTCCGTTACTTTTATCGTTGAAGAAATAGCACTAGCATTTGCATTGATTTGTTGCTGAAACAAAGCATTGCTCTCATTCATTTGTGCAGAAACTTGATCTGTACGTTTAGATTGAGCCAAATCACCTTCGATACGTGCAGATTGCTCTGACCAGACACCCGCATAGCCTCCTTCATTTCCGATTAAGTCAGATTCTGACCCGATCAATGGTGGATTGAGTTGCGCGAAAACACCGTCAATACGTACTGTTTGGGCGGCAACTTTGTCATCTACATTCTTAATGTCTGACTTAACTTGCGTCAATTGTCCCGTTGAAGCTTTATCGTCAAGCTCAAGATTAATTAAATCAATCGCTTCAGCATTTGCCGATGACTGCTCAACTGCTACCTGTGCCGACTGGCGTACAGTTGCAAGAGCACTATCATTGCTTGCGATATAGTTATCTATTTTTTGAACAGTTACCCTATCACCCTCAATTCGTGCTTGTACTTCTCGTTGTGCATAAGCCTGTAAGTTATTTAACTCAACTGCCGTTGTATCAATACGCTTACTAAGTGCTAAGTCCCCTTCGATCATTGCCGATTGAACAGACCAAGTTCCTGCGAAGCCCTGATCATTACCGATCAAATCAGACTCAGATCCAATCAAAGGTGGATTTAACTGTGCATATACACCGTCCGTTTTTTCAGCTACAAGTGAAAGATCATTTGCAACAACACGAATGCTTTCTTGAGCTGCAGCAAGACCATCATCACTTGACTGTTTAACAGTATTTACAACTTTAAGAACACCTTCATCACCATCAATAATTTGCTGTGATAAACCATCTTTGGCTTGCTGAATAGCGTTTTGTCGATCAATGACTTCTTGTGCAATCCGATCTTTCGTATTTTGTATATCTTGCTTAATTGGACCAATTTCAGCGTCAATAGTCTCAATATGATCAATCTTGGTTTTAAGATCCTGATTGAGCTGAGATTCACTGATTTGATCATTCAAGAGCTCAAGAACGTCTGTAGCATCGGCAGAAGTTGTCGCATGAGTCCAGTCCGACCAAGGTCCTATATTCCCGATCCTGTCGATCAAGCGGCCACGATAAAATTGAGTCAGATTTGACTGCAAGCCTTGAATCGCATGTGTGGTAGTTGGATAAGCGAATAAGCCTAATTGGGCAATATTACTGGTTCCATCTGGTGAAACTTCAATTTCAGTATAAGCCGTATCAAGCGCACCAGTTGATGGAAAGCCCCAATTAAGTTTTATACCGAATAAAATTCCTGTAGCTTGAATAAAAGCGGGTTTCGGCGGCAAGCCTTGCTTTCCAGAGAGTTCAGTCAAAGTTGAATAAACTGGTAAAGAAGCTATTTCAAATGCTGAAATCGCTGTTACTCGTGCTTGATATTGACCTGCATAAATACCAGGTACTTCGACTGAGTTATTGCCGGTTACTGGAAGCTTAATCCAACTACCGTCATCTTTACGCCACTCAACTTGATATTTAACGGCTCCTTTTGCCTGCGTCCAAGATACTATCATGGTAGCCACGTTGATGCCCTGATCAACTCGGCTTTCACCAGTAACAACGACATCAGTTACAGGATCCTGAATTGTTGGGTTCACAATCGAAATCGGAACCTCATCAAAATAAGCACCCTTATCAATGGCATCAAATTTGGCTGGGTTATATTGAAGTGCAGTCACTGAAAATTGATGATGCTCATCTTGGGTAATAGAAATCACTCGAAACTTCATTGTTGCTAAATCTTGGGCATCTATAACCCATACATTTTGAGCGGCAATAGCATCAAACTCATGAGTAACAGTAACCACTCGACCCGAGATCGATTGAACAATTCGAGTTTGAGCTTTGCCATCCTCGCCATTAATAATCAGCCTGTCACCGGCAACTGCGACCACATCATCACGGTCAAGCGTAATGCTTTTACGATCTGCTGAAATAGCTGATACACGACCACCATTTGCACGACCTGCAAATAAAGGATCAGCAACTTCAATCACTTTCCCCGGCAATGGTATATAACCGTCCAGACCAACCTTGAAAGACACAGTACGTGTTTCAAGTTGCTCAGACTTTAATGCCCACCAGCCTGCTCGCTGCGCTTGTCCTCGCGAAGTGCATCCCCATGCGTCAAGCTCAAGAATACGAACTTGGCCCGCTTCAGCAATTGCTTTCTCATCGCGAACAAACTCATATTCGGTTTTGTAGTGATTAGCCGGGTTATCCCATGCAATTTTTACAACATTGTGCCTGTCTCGAGCACGAGTACCTGCATATTCAAAATTGCCATCAATAACATTAGCCCGGGTATAAGTGAAGTAAGTATCTTGAGGAATATCCGCATCACAAATAATGCTATTGCCATCCCAAAATGTGATGGCACGGAATACACCTGCTAACTTAGTTAAAATTTCAAAGGCACCTTCGGCACTCTGAAGATAAACGTTACAAGTAAAGCGTGGTTCTTGACCGCCCAACCCATCCGGCACCATTTGGTCACAGTATTGTGCTAAACGATATAAAGACCACTTATCAACCATTAGCGGGGTTAAGCGGTCACCCAAAGCATAACGGTCTACTGTGCATATATCGTAATATATCCAAGCCGGGTTATTAGAATATGCCTCTTTGAAAGTACCGTCCCACATTCCAACATACTGACGTGTAACCGGATTATAATTTGTAGGGACTTTTAGGATTCTCCCCTTCGCATCCATTGCAACTTTAGCAACGTTTCCAAAAGTCTCAGCATCATACTGAAGACCCAATAATGCTGTATTTGGATAGCGTAATTTCGCATCGATCACTTCTGTTACAGCTGCAATATACATCTTGTCGCTGACATACTCTGAAGTTGAGTTCGGAGTAAGTCTGCGAACTCGAATTAGCCAACCTGAGTCAGCTCGAGGTAAATCAATCCGATGAGCACGTTCATAATTTGCAGATGTTTTATCTGAAATTTTGGTTTTTAGTACTTCAGTCCAGACACCACCATCAATCTGTAAATCAATTGCGTATTCGATTGTTACGCCAGATACGTCACCATTTGTAGCATTCTGAGTACGTAAAGGTCCCCATTTTAAGCGCAGACGAACTGCGTCAAGATCAAGATTACTAAAAGCGCGGACCCACGGTGTTTCAGACTTCAGCTCCACATCGATAGCAGTTTCATTTTCTACTGCAGGAAAACCTTCAATGTATTCCTGATCATTAGTACCATTTCTAAAATCAACTTTTACATTTTCAAAGTTAAGGCTTCCATCTGCATTCTGAAGTGGAGTTTCTTCTAAATAAATTGACTGAAGCCCATTAGCTAATCCTTCAATCTCGCCTTCAGCCAAGCCATATAGAACCTTGATAAAGGTTTTAGATTGTGCAGAATCTGGTGAAATGACAGGTTGTCGTTGTTTTTTACTGCCTTTTTTTGCGCCTACTACTGCATTCATAAGAAATCTCACGCAATAAAAAAGGCGCTTTAAGCGCCTATTAAATAATTAAAATCTACATCTGATCTTCAGGATATTGACCTGCGCTCACAATGAAGCCGCCGATTTCCCGTTGACCATAAAGAATTGGAACAGGATTACCTTGTGCAACCGTTGTTACGGCTCCGCCAAAGCCCTTATTTGCTCTATTGCCGTCTTGGTTTTGATCTTGAGTCGTATCAACCTTCGGCATAAGCATCATAGCCACACCACCAAGCATCATTCCAATACCAGAGCCAATCAGAGCAGCTCCTAGTGGGGCTCCACCGCCCAATGTGCCTACAGTTACTAAAACCCCCACCACGACCATCACAGCACCTAATACAGTCTGTAATATTCCATTACCGCCTGCACCAACTACACGTGGAACAATATGAATAACCTCAGCTTCAGTATTCATGTCTAGCTGCTCTTCACCGATGTTATCGCCGGTAATGAGCCGCTTAGTTTCGTGGTCATAAATCGCTGGACGTTTCTTGCCTCGCTTATTACTCGAGTTCTTTCCTTTTAGAAACACGGCAAAGCGTAGGCCCTGCTCATGTGCATGCAACATAAAGTGTTCAAAGCCAGCGATCTGAACGGATAAAGCACGCATGGCTTCACGTGTATTTGCGACATCGAGCTTAAATTCACGACCAAACTTTTGGCCCAAGATGCCGTACAACTTAATTGTTTTTAACATCTCTATGCCTCAAGATTTTTACAGTACGTTCACTCCACTGCTGGCCATAAATTTCGCGTACTGACTTTCTGTTATATGGATGATGCAGAATTAAGCTTGAACCTATGCATTGCTCAGTTTGCTCCGATTTAAGCTGTCCATTATCACCCAGCCAAACAACCGCATGATTAGGATGCTCGGTACGCCCAACACGACAAACAAGCATATCGCCATACCGCGGTGTATCAACTTCATAGAAGCCTGCTTTTTCGTAATTCTCAAGGTAAAGTGATGGATGATCTTTATCTTCCCACCATGCATCTTTACGCTCGAAATCCATCAGTTCTACGCCCAATTCACGACTATAAAAATCACGAATCAGTGCATAGCAATCTTGCCACCCATGAAAATAATTACGCCCCACTAAAGGGGCGCGATAACCAAATGGTTCATAAACTTGAAAATCCAGATCCGGATATGAACAAATTACCCACGGCTTTTGATGTAATTCAATTTGAATTAAGTCTAGTTCTGAGGCTCTTGTAGTTCCGTCAGGGTGTGAATGCACATACGCTAATATCTCGCCCTGGTCTTCTGCTATAGCTAAATCTTCTGGATGGATTTCGAATTGATCAGAGTTTTTAGAAATATTGCGACAAGGAATATATTGCTTATCAATAATCACCCCACAGCACTCGTGTGGATAGCATTCATCCGCATGGGCCATGATTGCTTTTTTAAGTTTTGCTGTAAGCTTCATTTAGAAAAACCCCTTACAGTTTCCACATTTTGTGCACTTCCGCTGCTTTTGAGTTGGATAAGTAAGATATACTTTACCTGTTGGTTCAAAAAACCCACCACAAGGGCAGCTAAATTTAATTAAATAAGCTTTTTTCTCTTTAATCTTTCTTAATCTTAGAATGACAAAGTGAACCGCATAGCTTAGAAAATGAATGATTAGCGTCCCTACCATCCCATAAATTATTCCAAGTAAGATATTCATAAAACCTCACAATAAACTTGATGCAGGGAACCCGCCAAAAGGCAATGGCTTATTTTCACCAAATCGCAAGCGGCAAGACCGCAGGCGCCCACCACATCGATCTAAAGCTGGATCATTGGTAGGCTCATCTTTATCGGTGAACATTGCTACACCTGTGTAACCACACTCTTCGCCGCGATACTTCCCCATCATGCACCAATGGCATAATGATGTAATTTGACGTACAGGAATTTTCAACCCTTCAAAATCGATTGGGTTTGAAAGCTCAAAAGTTACTTGCTGGGCGTTTTCAGATGTTTTTTGCTCGATATACCAAAGCTGCTCTTTAAACTCATTGGAAGCAGTTGGATTGCCTTCTGTGAAGTTTTCAGCATCTAAGTATTTAGCAAGTGTCGTAATGACTTTAAGCTTAGCCCCAGCAAAGTCTTTAAACTGCAAACAGTAAGCAGACACAGCATTTTGAATGCCGTTAATATTGTTCGCCATGCTTAAAGTGGGTGCTGAAGCTTTACCATCTGATCGCATTTCAAGACCAGATACTTCAAGTGCCATCGGCTCAAAAACTTGTCCTTGCCAAATAATATTGCGGTTCCATACTTTTTGATCGCCAGCATCAAAAACTTTGCCAATGCTGCCAGAGTCGGCACCGATCAGACCACTTGAACCAATTGAAGAGTAGATTTTCTCCCAGTCTTGAAAAGAAATATGCCCGTGAAAACGCAAGATGCCAGCACCTAAGCCGCTGGCATCTAGTTCATACAAATGGATTAATCCATCGACATACAGCTTCTGGAAATCACTATTCAGGGTCATAAGTCACCTCGTCATAGATTGGATTTCCATCTTTGTCTAAGACTGGCACCTCGTCATAGATTGGATTTCCATCACTATCAACTGCTTGAACCCATTCAAAAACTGGCTCACCATTTTCATTAATGACTGGTTGATTCGACAAAATAGGCGTACCGTTTTGATCAGTTTGAATGTGAGTTACTGGCTTTTTATAATTCTTGCCATCCACAATTACAGCTTTTCCTTCACCATCAAATAAATCTTCGTATTTAGTGATATAGGTCAATTGCGGTGCATATTTTACTTGCTGGACCATACGCGGTTGTTTTTCAGTACGTGGAATTTTTCTGACGATTGTCTTCTTGATACTGTTTAAACGAATATCAATCCAGCGCGGCTCACCGTTTGCGTTATTTGGGATATCAATTGGTGCATCGAGATTCGCAACAATATCGCCCTCATCATTTAGCTTTTTCTTGAATGTCTTAATTTCAAGATCACCATTTTCCAATGTCTGATATTCAACTGCACAAATCTTATTGCCATGAGTGTCTGTAGGAATTTCAATCCACCAGCCTTCTTTAGCGAATCCAGAAGAACCTTTAACTAAATAATGACCAATACCCAACTTCTCAAAAGCAAGAGGTTGTTCAGCGGCTTCATCGTTAGGTTCAATTTTATCTGCAAATAGCTTAACAATCGGAGATGCTGACTTGATGAAACCATTTGCATCCACTGTTGTATTTTTTGACGACAAAATTTTACGCCACGGCTGAAACGTATTTACATTCCAGTTTATAGACCTGACATACATTTCGGAGTTATGTGTTATGCTTAATTGTGCACAAGCATCAGTTGAATCGTTAATATCTAAATTAATAATTGCCTGAGAATCGTTGTCTGGATAGTCTCCAGCACTTGAAATATTATTACCATTATTTTGCCAATAAAAGGCATTACCACCTCCTCTCAATGTTGATAATTTTTGACTACCTAATAGAATTGACTTTCCAACTCCAAACGCTCCCACCTCCATCACATTCCCGGCAGCAGTCCCAACATAACGACTTGCTGCATGGGTGTTATTCGTAAAGTTTTCATTCATTTTTGCGCCAGTTGAACGGAAAGTATCACCGCCTGCGCCAGTCGGTGCCGTACCTAGATTTACTGTTTGAATTGTCATTTTCTTACTCGCATAAAAAAAGCCCCTAAAAAGGGGCTTTAAAGGGGTTTAAATTAAGGGTAGAAGACTTGGGTGAATGTCGTTGAGATTTGCCAAACATCACCACCTAGACAACGGGGTTGATATTCACCTGTTTTAACTCGTACCTCACCGTCTAATGGCGAATCCCATAGAAACGACTCAGCGCCTTTATGCTGATCGAAGAATGCTTTGATTTGCATAATTTCGTATTTATTTGCTGTCCGTGAATATTGCCAAGTACCTGTTCGGTTATTGATTCCTATCGAGACATTTTGCTCATACCCATCACCAAACTTAGATGACAAAGTATTAAAGCTCTGTGAACCTGAGTTACCTTCTAAGTCTTGGCACCAAGTGAATTTACGATTACTCATCTTTTTTTGACCACTCAACTTTCATACTTACCGGACTATCTTTAAAACGTTTTTTGCAACTTTCTAGATCCTTCGTATCTTGATCTGGAGCCAATAAACCTGCCCGCCTACTTTCACGAACTGCCCATTCTTTTACATGTTTGTTTAGTAGCTCTGCAGCTTTAGAACTCTTAGATTGTTTTTTAAAAATGAGGGTGAATGACAATCCAAAGACGAAACCCGTTGCATATTCAATTAGATTAAAATCAATTAAATTTGCACTTATGTAGAAAACTACAGCAATCAATAAAGCAAGCAGAAAAGTCATAATGTACTTTTTCACTTTTGTACTCCCATTAAAAACCCACTCATTAAGTGGGTTACTTTGATAATAAACCGCCTTGTCGTTGCTCTTGCCGGATAATCGTTCTAACAGCATTGCCGATCATTTGCCCAAACTGCTTCTGATCCTGAGTATTAGCACCATTAGTATTAACACCTGAATCATTTACATACACTTGGATTGTGACAGGTTGTGCATTAGAGGATGTTACTCTCTCCAAACTCCCACCAGAGTTAATGGCATTCAACGTATCAACACCGACTCGCTTAGTCGCTGCGGCATTAAGTACATATTCTTGACCATGAACCACACCAGCAACATCACCTCGGCCCATGTTGCCTGTGTAGCCGCCTGAAGAGAAGCCTTGCGGAGTTGCAGCTTGGATGAGAGATACAAATGTACCCGATTTAATTGTCGCGATCGCTGCTGCTGCTGCTTTTTGGTACCAAGTACCTGGCTCATTTGCATAAGCATCTGAAGCAGCTTTCCACATATTCATACCAGCCTGCGCCAAAGCAAATGCTCGCTGACTTTCATAAAGAATGCGGTATGCACTTGATGACTCACCAAGCATATTTTTAAACATACCAGCTAATGCACCAGTTACATTAGCTCCATAACCCAACTGGAGATTCATTGAATCATTTTGATAAGTAGATTCAATCAATTTCAAACGCTCAAAGTGTTCTTTCATGATTTGTTCACGTTGTGCATTCAGAGCCACCATATTTGCATTTGGATCTTTAGCTTGAATATCAAGTGCAGCTACTTGAGTATTTGCTAAATTTAGAGATTGAGCCCTCCGATCAGTGCGCGTTTGGTTTAGTTGGTATTGCTGACTATTACCAGTCATATCGGCTTTAGTCTGATCCCAATTTTTACTAGATTGAAAAGCCTTATCTAGAATCTCTAGACGTTCTTGCGCCTTAGATAAAGATAGGCGTTCCCGTCGTTCTTCTTCATCCTTAGTAGTTAATTCAATCTGTTCCCGTTCAATACGATACCTTTCCTTAATGGCATCAACTTCTGAATACAAGAACTGTCTGGCCTGAAAAAGACGTTGCTCTTGAGCAAGTTTTAGTAAACCTAATTCTTGTTGCTGCTGTAACTTAAACGAATCAATCGCAATTTTGCGCTGTTCTTCTGTTAATTTCCCCTCAGCAACCAGACGTAATGAATTGGTTTCATATGTGTAATCAAGCTTTTGTTCTTCAGTCCACTTATAACCATTTACTTCAAAATCAAATTGCTTCTGAGCTAACTTTTCTTCAGCATCAAAACGCTCTTTAATTTTAGGGATTAAATCAGTCTGCCCTAAAATTGTAGCCTTATTGATTTCTTCCTCTACTTTTTTACTTCGTGCAACTGAATCCGAGTCATAGCTTGCCTGTAGCTGTTTAACTTCCTCTAGAGTTTTAGCACGCGCCTTGTAGGCTTCATCTTCAAATTTAGAAAGATCACCAATCGCTTTTGATGCTGCATCAGGGCTAGCTCCTAAAATCTTATTGAGCTGATTGTAATAAGAGTCTTGTTTGGCTAAATGCTGTGAAGCTTTATCTTTGCCAAGCTTTTTCCCTTCATAATCCCACCCGATAAAATTTTTCCCCACGATTTTTTCTAAACTTCGATAGTCTAAATCATCATTAAGAAGAGCGGCTTTAGATTTGCTATAACTTTTATTAGTCATAACCTCTTGCAATAAAAACTTAGCTTGCGCATCTAAAGCATCTTGGGTTTGCTGGATTTTTCCATTTTTATCTAAAACACCTTGTCCCTGTAAGGACTGCATGAGTTTAGTTGAGCGAGTCTTTTGCCAAGAAATAAATCCAGTATTTGTATAACCATTATTTTCATCCTTATGGCTACCAAACATTGCCTCATTTCTAAAATCATTCTCGCGCCCAACTTGAGCTGTCATTACTCGTGCTTGCTTATCTCCCAATCCAGCATTACGGAAAGCCTGATATACACGAAGCATATTTCTCACTCGCTCATTATTCCCTGCAAGTAGAACAGCTTGTTTGGCAGCCTCTTTGGTTTGCTTTCTTTTAGCTTCAGTTAATTTATCTTCTCGCTCCTGTTGTTCTTCAATGATCTTGAGATTTCTAAGTGCGCTATCAATTTCATCTTTAGACAAAATTGCGCTCATTCCTTTTGCTTTTTGCAATTCTAAAATGGCATTAGCTTGAGCAACGGTGTAACCTTTATCAAGCCATCCTGATTTATAGATTGAATCAATAACACTATCTTTTTGCTTCGCTTGATAATCTTGTAAAGCCTTTGTTGCCTTTTCAGCCTCACTAGCAGTATTCCCCAAAGCATCCGCTTGCTGTTGATGCTGAGCTGCTGCATTCTGAGCTTTATTACCGGTTAAAGTTACTTCAACACCGAAGATTTTTAACTTGTCAGCAGATTGAGCTGCTTTAACTGAATTTTGATCATATTGGGCAGCTTGCTTTTTAAGATTTTCATATAGTTCTGTAGGCAACTTAATTTTATTTAAACGCTCGATAGCTTCTGCATAACTAATAGTTCCTTTGCGTGCTTCTTGGGAAATATTTTCTACTTCCCTGTTGCCACGAGCATAGTTTTCTATATCAATTAATGCAGCTCCTACAGCAAGAGATGACTTACTCAAAGCTTCATTTTGGGCATTGAATGCTGCCGTTAAATCATCAACTGCCTTTGTTTTATCATTGCCAGCTAATTTCTTTAATGCTTCGTCTGTCTTTTCTGCAACTCGAGCCTGTTCTTCAAGCTTTTTATTAGCTTCAGCTGTGTTGTCACGCATCAAAAGATATCCAGCAGCCAGACTTGCAACTGTAATACCAATACCAACTGGACCACCAAGTAAACCTAAAAGGCGTGAACCAATTCCTACAGTAGCAGCGCCCGCAGCAGCTGATCTCGATTGAGCTACTGCCAGAGCCTCCTCAGCTACAGCCAATTCTCTTGTGACTTGAGCCTCAATCTTCTTAAGCTCAGCCATTCGGGTAATTGTGGCTGTTCGCCCTTTTTCAGTGATTTGGGATTTTAGTCGCTGTACTTCTAGAGCCTTCTCAGCCGCAATAGCCGCTAAAGTTGCTTGGGTATTTGCTACAACTGCTTGAGTAGAAAGTACTTGTTGAGCTGCTGCTGCTCTATCTGCTTGTATTGCCGTATATTGTGCAAAGGTTTGAGCAGCTAATTCTTTAGTTTTCGCTGCTACGGCTACACCTGATGCATAAATAGCAGGAATATATGTTCCAAGCCAGTATGCGCCACCAACCATCATTGCAGATGTTAAAACATCTAAGTTACCAGCAAGCGTTTTAATAGAACCTGACAATACTTCTGCTGCGCCAGATCCCTTTCCAGACTCGCCAACAAACTTAGTAATTTCATTGTTAAGCAGCGTTAGCGATTGGCTAATAGTGATATCGGTTTTTGCAAAAAGTGCATCTACATCTTTTTCTACATTTCTAAGTGCTTTCACGATTTCCTGTGAAGTAATTTTTCCTTCAGCTGCAACCGAACGTAATTGACCAACTGTAATACCCATACCTTGAGCGATGGCTTTTGCTAAAGCTGGCGTTTGTTCCATGACTGAGTTAAGTTCTTCGCCTCGTAGGGTTCCACTCGCAAGAGCCTGACCAAATTGGACTAATGCTGCATCCGCGGCTTGAGCACTTGCACCACTAATTGCTACAGCTTTAGAAACCGTCTCAGTTAAGCGAGCAGTATCATCCATTGTAAGGTTTAGGGTTTTGGCATTATCGCTAAAACGCTGATAGACCTGTAAAACAGAATCCCAAGCAGAATAAGTTTTTTGTGCAATTCGAAAGGTGTCTTCAGTTGCTTTATTAAGTTCTGTTTGGTTATTGGTTACTAACTTGAGGCGGTTCTGTAAACCTGTATAAGCATCCATTTTAGAGATAGCAGTACTAATAGTAACTAACCCAGCCATGTATCCTGCAAGTTGACGTGTTGCTACAGATAGGCCATCCATTGATTTAGTGGCAAAGTCGCCTTTGCGTTCAATGCTATCCAATTCATTGCCTAGATTACGCGCATTACGCTCTGCATTTTTAGCATCAATTACAATGACGAGACGTGATTCTTGTGCCATTTTTACTTTCCTCTAGGCAATAAAAAACCCACTTACTGAGTGGGTTGGTAGGTTTGATTTATGTAGGGATAGTTTTTAAGATGAGAGCTTGTTCTCGTGATATCTCAATATACTGGCAATCTTTTGGAACAGATAGCCTACTAAAAATCCATTAAAGATTATCCCAATACCTGTAATCACCATGATTCCTGACCATACGGTCTCGGTACCATAATAAGTTCTTGGCACCTCAACTCGCCCAAATACAAGTATAAAAATAAATCCAGAAATAATACCTAGAACAATTATTCCCCATCCAAGAGCATTGCAAACTTCACTCTCGGTCATGCCTTGACTTTCTGTGCTCATGTTAATTACCAATCCGCGTTAGCTTTTTGCTGTGTTTTGATTTTTTCAGCCATTTCATCAGATGATTTATTTAATTCATCTACAATTAATTTTGCTGATGGATAGTTTTCAGTAATAGGTCTATTAGTTTCATTGTAGCGAACTCCACTAATCACCTGTGCAGGTTTGTAGTGGCTAAGATTGTCGTAGCTAACTCGCATTTTTCCATCTTTTGTGTCTACACGAACAGTGAAATCTACTCGATCACCGGCAGTAACTGTCATACAATCAGCAAACCCAGAACAACGGTATGGCATATTACCTTTGCCAATAATTGAACCCGTAGTCTTATCTTCGTACTGAATTACTGCATTTGCTGAGCGAAAAGCTGTTGCAAACCATTGACGTGCGCCATCATAAATTTGGCCTTGCTTTAATCCATCTATTTGATAAACCTTTTCAAACTTTACAGGTTCTGATGGTTGCTGAGGGGTAGTAGCACACCCAACTAATCCCAAACTCAATAATCCAGTAGCCAATAATTTTTTCATGAATTTCACCGTTTGTTATAAAGTGTACTAACTTTAACAAACTGATTAATAAATGTCACATAAAGCAAAACCACCCGAAGGTGGTTAAATTAATTAATAACATTTATTTTCATTGCGATCTACTTTATCATGGAATCTACAGAAATGTATTGACAAATGAAATGTAAATAAATATGAGAAAAATTGATTCAGTGATTTTAGATGTTGATTAATATTTAATACATTTCTTGGTAAAGAAAAAGCTTTATCTAAAGCAACTATATAACCTTTACCATGAGGCTCATATTCACCATCCTCATTAATTGGTAAATGAAATAAATTAGTAATTTTATACCTTTTTACATTTGAAATAAATTGTTGAACTCTATCTTCACCCACGCCGTTGTTTAACATAAGTTTTTCATATTTTTCTACACTTAATATCGGCGCTAATAAACAATCCATAGGAATTGCTCTTGAGTTTCTTTCATCAATATCACATGTATTACTAAGAATTATACAACGTGGTGCAGGTACAGTTTTAAAAAAACCATTATCCCAATTAGGATAGGGAACATTTACAATAATATCTCCTTGTAAAAAGAAATCATTTTTAAAAGGAGTAAAAGGGTCTTGAGTAATTTTTTCATTAGCTGAAAAATCTTTTAAATTTATCTCCAGTTTCTCTCTAGTTGCATCACTTAAATAATTAGGTAATAAATTAGAAAAATTTTCAGCGACACTCACACAAAGACCCTATAACTAACAAAAAATTAAAATAAATCAATAAGGTTTTCAGAAAGAAGTTTTGCAAGATCTTCTTCTAGGGGTTTAGCATTTAAGGAAATTTTCTCAAAAAGATTAACAATCAAATTATCTAAAGACTCATTTAAATTTGAATCTTTTACATCTACAGAAGTAAAAGTTTTAGGGATAAAACTATTATCTAAATACTCCTTTTTTTGAATTATTTCATGAGCACTAGGATTGAAAAGATTGTTTGCATGATCACCCAAGGAAAAACTTCCTAAAGCTGTCGCGATAATAACTCCTGTTAAAGTTGGAGTTACAGATCTATTAAGTTTTAAGTTACTCATATCTTTACTCCTTTTACCCTTCGTTAAAAATGTTTGAATATTTTTGTAATGCTATCTCATGAAGCTGTTCTAGAGTTTCTGTAAATTCTTTATCAACTTCATTGATATTTTTTATACCTTTAGTATTAATAACATCAATAACTAATAAGATTCCTGAATAGGTTCTTTTCACATTATGCATATCATTAGTAACTTCCATATCCACATGTGAAGAAACATCATTTAAAATAACAAAATCACCCTGGTTTTCTTCAGTTCTTAAAGAAAACTTTTTACTTTTCTCAAGTTTTACAGATCCAACAGAGATAGAAAGATTCAAATTATTAAAACTTTCAGGATTTTGTATCAAATTAGTATACTTAATAGAATATCGTTGAATATCTCCAATTTTATTTTTACTTTTTAAAATTTGAAGAATTCTATTTGGAATATTTCTAAAATTAATCCAACCATCATAAGGTACATCAATTGTATGCTTTAACACTACAAATGAACCATCAGAAATTAATAGTGAAAAGTCAGGAAAATTGACTTTATAAGATGGAACATAATATAAGTCTGGCTGTTGACTTTTCAAGTCAACTGGAAACTGTAAACCATCTGCTTGAACAATGTCTAAATGGTTAGTAAAAAATTGATTTACAGCAATAAGCAAGTCTGTAGCAAAATTACTTTGCGGCTTAAATCTGATTTCAAAAACCACCTCTACCAATGGGCTAGATGACATACATTTACCTTTGAAACATTTCTAAAATATGGCATTTAACTCATGAAATTTAATATTTTTTCATTTGTTAAGATGCCAACACACTTAATATTTATATAATAAAAATACCCTAGTTAACATAAGTTAATAGGGTTATCCGCAAATATATCCACTACCTAAGCTGACGTCAATACACAACTTATGACGAAATTTCAATACTGCTTCTCATTAACGTGTCAACAGATATAAAGGAAGTAATGTTGACGGGTTTTTCATTAGTTTCAACGATTTTATCAAAACTACATATCGATACACTGGTTTACACATTTACTTTTTTCCATTGGTTGAAATTTTCTTATGCGCCTCATCCAAGAACATATCGTCGAGTGTAAAGATACAGTCATTAAAGATGTAACGCTCAACTGGTAAATCATATTGCTCAACATAAGCATTAATTGCAGAAATATCTAGCGCCAGAGGAACACCTTGTTCATAGCGTCTAGATCTTGCAATCGTGTTATAAGCACAAAGTATGGCATTTGCTACATAAGAATAGTCAGGTTTAGTTAAAACCTTAGTGTTGTTGAGATTTAAAGCTTTTGCGACTGCGCTTTGCTTTTTACTGTAGTCGTTCGCTTCTTTTTCTGAGCCGAACTTTGCCCACTCGTAGAGGCTGACGACTTTCCCACAACATCATCTCGATATTGGTTTGCATCTGATTGAATCTTTTCTGATTCAGTTCGAATAAAGGACCAGAGAGAAACCCCTAAATCGCCCATGTTAAGCAATTTCGTAGCGTTCTCTGCATTGTATGCAGGTTCGGACTTTAACTGTTCGCCATTAGGACCTTCTTCGACAAATACAACACCCTTCCAGTCTTCAATTAAATGGCATGCAACTGCTTCCAATAGTAATTCATGAAAGAGTTTGTCATCGGATGAAGCTTTAGCAACATCAAATCCTTTAGCTGTGATTTGGTTATTCGCACGTTCTAAAGCTACTTGATAAGGCTTATATCCAATACCACGGATCTTAAACTCAGCAAGTACATTGCCTTCAGTATCTTTGTATTCGCGCCACAAACTGACGTCTTTATTTCTTTGAATATTGACTTCAAGAGCCATGTTATTTCTCCAAAAAAGAAGGCAGCAATTAAGCTGCCAAATCAGTATTAAGGCGTTGCTGGTGTACGAGTGATGGTTGGGGCTACTTCTACGACTTTATATTCGAATGAAGCATTTAAAAGATCTGAATTACCACCACTAGGTAATGGAGCAGTAATTTCAGCTTTAGGAATAAAAATTTCATATTTATTCCCACCTGTATCAGTGATTGGAACTTTTAATGAAATCGTTTTGTTAGTGAATTGCTTTTCATACATATCGGATGTATTGCGTGACCAAGCTGCGGTAAATGAACCTGTACCTGTTGCAAGCATTTCTAGGATTGCACGTGCATCAATACCACCACCTAAACAGCGTTGTAGCTGCATTGTGTTATCCCAATTAAATGTAAAAGCGGTCAAGCATGAAATCCCAGCTTGAGAAACGCCGTCAATTAAAATGTCACCTACAGAGACATTCGACATTTTAGGATTGTTATCTGCCGCTGTAATTGTTCCAGCCGGTGCTGAAGAAAAGTTTGTACGACCAAGAGCCATAAGGCCGAAAGTCATTGTAATTAAGCCAGCTTCAGGAATATCAATTCCAAAAGTGTTTACATGACACCCACGGAAAACATGGTAGTCATTAACATCTTCAAAGCCACGTAAAACAGAAAATGTTTGACGAAGTGTGCCGCCAAAAGTTAAGACATTTGAGGACCAACTATTAAAAGCTGCAGCAGCCATTAAGTCTTGTACAAGTTGGCTATATTTTGCCTCACACTTTAATTCACCAGCATATTCTGCGCCTGTAATCATTGAAGAGCGAGCAATGCGCCCGCTAGTGATAGACTTTGACTCTTCTTTAGAAACTGTGGCATCTAAACCATTATCTGTAAATTCAAAAGTTGTTCGAGCAAACGGTGTCGGTGTTACACCTACCGTTGTTTCTCTTGCGATTTGTGTTAGCTGACGTGCACCACTCGACATGGCTTTTACTCCTTATAAGCATAAAAAAACCACCTCGAAAGGTGGTTACTAAATTTGAAAAATAAAAAAACCGCTCTTAAGCGGTAATCTCTTTAAAAATTGAGATCAATCATCTAGATCGACACTTACTCCAGTTACTACATTATGCTTTGCGCTGCCAAGGCAACTAACATCGGCCAAACGTATATTCACATCAGAAACACATAGTTTATTGGCCAATTGCCATTTATTAAGCTCTTCAGCCATTACAGCTTCCAAATGTCGTTCTAGTTCTAGCCGTTTAATTTCAATTTCTTCTTGCGTAAGCATGCAGGACATATCAATTCACCCTAAATCCAATCGTCACATTATACTGAATGAAGTCAGCATCTTTTCCTGTATAAACGGATTGCCCCTGTATACATTCTAAATGTTCGATTCCGAAATATTCAAAATGATCAAGTAATGCATCACTTAGATCTGTGATTTCTTTATCACCTGTATCTGGCCGAGCAAAGCATTGGATTAAAATATTACCTGTGCGACGTGTAGTTGGCTTATCAGAAAGTCCAGCAATAAAGCTTGGTCCTCCTGAGATAGCTAAACGGCACCATAAGCCTTTTGTAGGCACTATGAAGCCTGGAGCATTTGGATATTGGATTCTATCTTGAGAAATACCTGTGAAGCTCATCATACGGTCGACTATTGCTTGCCGCGCCTGCTCTAAAGTCATTGCCATTTAGCCACCATACTTTTGAGTAATGTAAGTAAACGTTGTGCTGTAGATACCCAACGGCGCTTGATCGGACCAACCATCCTCTAAGCGCTCTGCATAAGGCTTATTGTTTTGAATATAGATCAAACTACCAAGTTTAAATTTCACAGCTTGAATCGCAGCATCTTGCACAGCGTTTGTAGTGGGCTCTCGCACACCGTAATCACCAGATCCAACAGAAATAATATGCGATGCTCGATAAGCTCCAGTATCAACTGGACTTGAAACAACAAGTGATTGAACTGTATCCATTGTGATTTTCTTTACAAGCTCATCTGCCTGTTTCTCAACTTCAAAACTAAAGCTAGTCGGCTTTACTCCCGTCCACCCCATAGATCATCTCCACTTTAACTTTGCCACGCAATATTCTTGTGCAAAGCCCATCTTTGCGCTTATTAATCTTGTATGGATACTTGAAACAACAAACCAAACCCTGTTCCTCATTCGCCCAAAGAACATGTTTAATTTCATTGTTATTCACATATATTCTGCGATTACCTTTACCATCATTCACGCTATGAAACATTTCACTTCTCGCTTTCTTCATACATTTCAAAAAGGTCTTGAGCGATCGATTGAATTGAATATGCCTCAAATTCTGGACTAGGCTCTTTTTCTCCCATCAACTTCTTAACCTTCTGCCAAACATGAACTGCTTCATGTAAAAGCAGTCCATAAACTTGTATTTGGTCCTTATCCGCTGCTTCACCAATTTGGACAATTACATAAGCACCATCCGAATAAGAACTAACCTGAGCATCTGCACCCATATCCAAAAATTGATCAGCTCTGCCCATATCTTCAAATAGCAAATCCATGTGTATTTGATTTCTAGCAAGTGCATATTGAACATGTTGAAATGGTGAAATGTACCACTCAGGCACATAATCAGTATTAACCATGGACTAACCTTTTAACTTGGCAAAGGCGTTTCGGTGGCCTCTCTACCATCAAATGAATTGTGAATAAAAATGCCACCTTCAAATCGAGGGTGGCATTCGCAATGTATTAATGAATGGGGCTTAAAGTCATCGTCAGGCACTACCTGAACGCTGTCATAAATCTTGTAAACTGACCAAGTCATTAAACTTTTCTCAACTGACATTTCCAACTTGCACTAATTGGGTCCTGTTTGATATGGATGACGCGAAAAGTGCCTTGCGCCGTGTTCCATTCATCATCAATGTTTGGCTCTTTAGTGACTTCATTTTGCAGCACAATAGCCTTCTTATCAGTTGCAAGAACTCCAAGAGTTAAAACTTCATATTGGTTATAAGAAGCAAATAAAACACCACGGCCTTCGTAATGCTCAATTACATTTTCAGAAGAATTCGTTTTAGGATTCCACTTTGTGCTAACAACCCGGTCACATGTAAAAGAATGAACGGCGTCCGCTAAATCATCATTAAATGCTTCGGTAATATCTGCCTGAATTTCGTCACGTAAGCCCATATCATGCCCTGTAAAGTGGTATGCCAAAGCCATTAAAACTTGCATTTGGATCTTTCAAATCAAGTGAATCAATAAAATCAATTGCAATCTGTTCAAAGCTAGAAATTGCTTCAGATCCATCTTGGTATTCTTTTTCTGACTCAACAGAATCAGCTTTAACTTTCTTACGCTTCAACTGCTGGTCTTTGCCGTTATAAATTACTTTGGCCAGAATTCCTTTGATGATTTCACAAGCCGCGTCCTTAAGAAGTGGATCAATAGGATCTGGTACAAAACCTATTCTGTTTTTCATCCAAACATTAGCCAGCTTTACCAGACGAGCTTTATCACTGTCTGGTGCAAAATCGCTGCCCAAAATTGAATTTGCGTCATCTACAGTAATAAAGCTCATTGCATTATTCCTTCGGGATTAATTTAAGGAGTTCTGCTTTTGTTGCAGACGGCTTGTAACCAATGTTTTTACTAGCTAAATACTCTTTTAATTGATCATTTGACCAGTTTTCAAAATCATTAACTGCCGTTTCTGTTGTTGAATTTTCTGCCGCTTTTCCAGATTCCAATTCAGCAATACGCGCTTGCATTGCAGGAATATCATTTTTAAAAGCTTCAAACTCTGCTTGAATGCTTACTACCTTTCCTTCAGCCGCTTTAGCAGCATTGTCTGCTTGGAGTACAGCATCTTTTAAACGTGAGTTTTCAGAAATTAACTCCGAACTATCACCACTAGCTTGTTCCAAGATTTCGATTTTCTGTTTAAGTTGCCCGTTTTCCTCAACAACCTTTTCACACTCAGCTTTTGTATTATCAATGACCTCTTGCAGCTCAGGGGTAATTCCCACCGCGACATTTACTGTGGCCAAGGTCGTTTTTGCAGGCTCTTCCAACTTGCGAACTTCAACTGGAATATCCAGAGCTTCGTAATCATTTTGGATTTTCGGGTAATCACCGTAAATAATTACTTCTTCGGCACTTCGATTCGGATTTTCGTAATAATCAGGATTGGCAATAGTTCCAACCTCTAACGCAGCTGCAGCAGCAATACGTGTATAAATTAGCTTCATGATGCATTTCTCTTTAATGTAAAAAGAGGGCTTAATAGCCCTCTTATAGTGAGATGTTTATGAGTTAACCAGTTGTTGTGCCAGACAAGTCAAGCAATGTGCCTGCTGTCATTTTGTTGCTAGTAGCATGTTTTTTCCAGTTGGCACTTGAACCAAGTAAAGTAAGGTCAGGGTTTTCGCCTTTTGATGTATCCCAGCTATAACCAAGAATATCTAAGTTGAACGCGCCTTCAGCACGCATACCAATACCTAAGTTTTCTTCATCATTGATGTCATACGCCCGGAAGCCTGGTACTTGTGATTCTGTAACAGTAACAGCTCCCATTTGTAAACCAAATGCATCATCATCACCTACGGCATCTGTAACCAAGACTGGCTTACCTAAGGTACCCGGTAAACCGCCATAGATAACAATTTCAGATTCGCCATAAATCTGCTTAGTGATTGCATCATCAACAATATCGAAGTAGGTATCTGAGTTCATTACCCATAAACTAATACGTCCAAACTTATCGCCAAACTTACGCATACCACGTGTTAATGCTTTACGCCCATCTACAGCAATACTGCCTTTAGCAACCATATCCGGGTTACTAGAAATAGCAGCTTTTAAAGAAGCTAAACTGTACTGTAAACGACCAGCAACCAATGCATCTGCTAAATCATAACCAAGAATCATGGCAAACTCTTCAGGTGTACGTGCACGGCGTTTGAATGCCTCTTCAGTAGAAGCATAAGGACCATATTTATACGGGACTTTTACGCCTACAGATTCACCAGAACCAATTTTCTCTGGAACTACTTTGGCGATTGAATTCACATCACGATGTTTGATGCTACCGCCCACTTTGTAGAATGCTTCTTTGTTGAAATCACCTTCAATGATCTCATTACGATAAACAATTGCACCATTAGAGGCTTGGTTAAATACATTCAAATTGTCTTGCAAACGCTCTAAATAAGCAGTTTGTGCCAATTGGTTGTAGATGATCATGTCTGAGTTAACTGTTGTAGTCATAACGACTTATCTCCAAATTTTTAATGATTAGTTCGGCAGTTTTAGGAAGGCATCATTGCCATGTACTTTGATGTAGTCAGCTTTCTGAGAAACAGACATTTCACTGCGTTTCATTCCTGCAGGCGCTCCACCTTTGCCCCCACCTTGAAAACCGCCACCAGTTCCTTTACCACCTTTAAGAATTAAGTCTTTATGCTGGTATCCACCAACCAATGACTCTAAAGCTTCATCAACATTTGCAAGTTCACCAGGGCGAACACGTGAATAAATCTTTTCGCCGTTCGGATCATATGCAACCACCTTGCCCTCTTCGATTTTGAAGTGATGACCAAAGGTCGCTTGCACCATATCCACAGGTACTGCAATATTGTCTTGAATGTACTTAGAACGAGCAAAACCACCGCCGATAAGCTCTTTATGCAATGAGGCCTCAAGAGCATCACGTTGCTCAACAATCGGAGCATATTTTTCTTCAACTGCCTTGATAGCTTCAGCTTTCACTTTCTCAACTTCACCGGCATCCACCAGCTTTTTATCGTCGAGATTTTGGATTGTTTGTAATGCCTTTTTAGCTGCCGCTGGGTCTTCAATTCCTTCAAAAGCTTTTAATGCTTTTTCGGCTGCTTCTTTGGCTTCACGATGTGTTTTAGCTTCACCATTTAATCGAGCAATTGTCGCCACAGAGTGTGCAGCATCGTGTGGCATTTCTTTGCCATCATCATGGATATAGATCGGCTTATCTCCGTCTACTTCTGCATAAACTTTACCGTCGATTGTTACTGTTTTAAGTTTCATTGGTCATCCAACCTATATATACAAAATGGGCATCCGCCCGGATTCGCCGTTAGCATCCGCTTTCGGCAGGCAATAAAAAAGCGCCCTTTAGGACGCTTCATTTCTATAAATGATTATTTACTTAAAGCTTGGCGTACAAATGCATCTTTTGCTTCAAGTAGCTTTCTTAATCCTGTGGATTTTTCAGGCCCGTCAGGAAGTTGCTCATCCATTTGCCGAGCTAAATCACCAATTGGCTTACTAACTTGCTGCAAATGTTCAGGTAAATGTTCATATTGGAAATATTGGATAATAGGGCTTGGCATTTTCTTCTCGCAAAAAAAGCACCCGAAGGTGCTATGGTTTAATTAATTTGGTCGGTTTGTTAATTCTTCTAAGCCATCGGCGCAATCTGAATTTACTACGAGTTGAAAGTTTTGAAAGCTGTAATGAACCTTCGCCTTTTAAATCAACTATCATATTCCCAACTCCTTAAACGTTTGTTCATCCAACTTTCGTAGTTGGTCCAATGTATAAAGTCGCCCTTCAGGGTCAAAGAACTTATCAAAATCAAATTTCCCTTCTTTATAGAGCTTATATCGCTTTGGCCCAAGCCACTCTTTTTGGAAAAAGTCATCTGTCTTTTTGAAGAACTCTCTAAAAGTGGTGTTGGCATCCAATTGACCTATTAACTGGCTCCGCTCTTCTTTTGGAATGTCTTTAACTCGACGTTCGTCCATCACAAATGGACGTTCACCGACAAGTTGACCATCTTTTTCGACTGGTACCAAGATACTTCGACAATTAGGATGCAACGGCGGTACCCGCTTTGCCGGATCATTTATTTCCCACACTGAACCATCTAATGAAGCGCAAAGCTTAGAAGTTCGTCCATCTAAAACGCTAACAAATCGGACATATTCAAAGCCAATTTGGTTGAAGCTATTTAGATAGGCTTGATTGGCTACATGGCTCCGTACAGTTCTTACGGTACGTTCAATATCCGTCTTGGTAACGTTTAAAATGCCATCCTCATAATTCAGCCGTTTGGTACCACGAATGCGCTGAACAATTTCTTGGTTAGTTTTGCCTGAATTAATACCATCTCGAATTGCATACTCAACCTTTTGACGGGCACTTTCAGCAATTCTGGATAGAAGATCATCTACAAGAGCGCCACCTGCCAACGGAACTTTTTTAGCGGATAAAAATAGTTTTTCCCCATCAGGCTTATTAATTTTTGCTCCATAGAGCTTAGCTACGTAATTGGCCTCATAAACAGCCAGCGCCGTAGCAGAAACGGCAAAAGCTTCAGGTAATGCTAAATTAACACTGGCAAACCATTGGGCAATCAAATCCCTAATTTCCCTTAAATTTGAAGTTGTATATTTACCACCAGCTAAAGCAACTTTCTCCGACTCATTAAGCTCATCCAATAAATCCCGAAGCTTAGATAGCATCTTGCTCGTATCATCATTGAATAAAGCCAATAACTCATTTACCGTTTTTGATGAAGCACGATAAAGATAGGCCTGGTGCTGAGTGAGTGCTTCAAATAGTTTTTTGATATCTGTTGCCATCTCACTCTACCTTTTGATTTAAAGTCCCATCTTGCTCTGCTTCAACATTCTGAAGCTCTTCTTCATATTTTTGTTTAGGGAACATACCTGTTTGGTTGTATTCCCACCATGATTTAAATGAAGATCGGCCTTGTAGAGCTGCTTCAAATAACTGTCGAGCTAACTCAGCTAAATAACCCTGTTTGTTAAATTCTTGGCTGATTTCGAACATCAAATCATCTTTAGTTAGAACATCCACATTAGGCGTTACAAACTTAGCAGCCCATCGTAATGCTGCTGACAAGGCTTCATTCATATTAACGACACAGAGCGAAAGAACTGAATGCTGAACGGCGTCATCACTATTCGCTTCGGTAGCGGTCTTTTTACTTCCCGAGCCCTTCTCAATTAAACGCGCCCCCATCTCCTTCATTTTTTCCCACTTATCTTTCATCGCTTCCCGGGCAAGAGTATTAGGGTCGGCTTGTACAATTCCTAAACCACCATTTTCAGGTAAAGGCAAAAGTACTTTCGCTCCAATGTAGATGCCACGTTTCTTGGCTTGGTCATACCACTCCCAATTAACACCCTTCGCATAATATTGAGGTTGCCCCATATAAAAAACGGACTCTTGAAAGTCCGCACTGTCTCTGTAATGGGCTAAATTGAGATTAGCCAAAGGAAGTAATGGTGGCTTTTTAATCTCTTCTGAATTATCAATTGCACCTACAAATGTAAAAGGTATATAGGTCCAGAAATTCCCGTTGTAATCTGTTGGAAACTTCTTCTCTCCGCCAACCCAGTTACCCTTTTCACCCTTTGTGTACACCTGAACGGAATAAATATATTCCCCATTTCCCTCTTGCTCTAAACGAAGTACACGATATTGCTCTTGTTCGGTTTTACTAAATCCATCAGCACCGCGCTCAGACTTAAATTCACGTATAACCACTAAGCAAAGCTTTTTCTGGTTATCGATCATTACTGAATCCCAATTCACTACATCAAGGGCATTTAGTAAATGAATCATCGGATAGGCTTTTTGTGCTTTAAATTCCGCTAGATTACGAGCTGGTGGCACATCAGGATAATCAACATATAAAGCGCAACGATAATGCTTCAATAAATGGCGAATTCCATTTTGAGCCAATTGATAAGCACTAATGCCTGCTCCATTCGCATTACGCTCTAAATGAGCAAGCTCGGGAGGAAATTTAAAACTTGGATCTGTTGCAAAAGCTGCTCCAACTAAACTATTTGATGTCGTCCCTGTTACTTCATAAAAGACTGCACGGGTAAGATAAGCCTCATAAGCACTTTTATTTGCAGGTGACTTATCATGTGCATTTGGCATCGGCAAATATTTTTCACCTTTAGCCTTAACTGCATCCTCACCTTCACAAACATCATCAAGTTTTTGCCAGTATGGCAAGTTTTTAACATATTCAGGATGTTGAAAAGTTACATCACTCATCGTGCAAATCCCATATCAGCGAAGAAGGTTTCAAATCCTTCATGTAATTCATTAAACGCATCTGAAGCTGCATCCACTTGGTCGTCATGTGTACCGTTAGGAAAATGACGAAGCTCATCAATAAAGTCCTTATTCCATTCACCTTTGAGCATACGTACATTTCCCACGTTAACTTGGGCCGCAAATGGTTGTGCCCGTGTAAGCTTGTCACCTGAAATTGGCTTAGCTATCACGCTATAACCCGCAAGAAGCTTCACAAATGAACTAGCTTGCGATTTACCAGCTTGACCAGGATCTTGTGGTAGACGCACAGAAACTTTTTTCCCATCTATTTTTGCTGTTTGTTCTAAGCGCTTATTCACATTGTCAGGTCCAAGCTGTCCTTTAGTTACATCGACAATGTAAGTAAAACCATCTGCGCCTAGAGCTTCTCGCACACCTACTGTAAAGTCGCCCTCATTTTCGGTAGCCCCAAAATCCCAAGCCCTAACTTGTTTCAATACATCCGCAGGCAAAGCATCAACAATTTGAATATTGTCGGGCTTAAAAAAACCGCCTGCTGGCGGTGATGGCATTTGTCGGTACTGCCCGGCAAATACATATGGTGCGGCTTGCTCCATTAGCCTCAATTTTTGGATATTGTGTTTTGCTGGCCACAGTGCGGATCCATCTTCCTGAATAGCTGAAAGACATAGATGCTCCCACACTTCACCGTTACCACCAGCTACAGGAATGCCGTCTTTTCTATCACCTAGCAACCATCCAGCTAAATCATCTTCATGAAGTCGCTGCATAATCACAATGATCGGCGTATCTGGCGAGTTAGTACGCGATTCGAGTGTGTTCTGAAACCAATCAATTACCCCTTCTCGAATAGTTTTTGATGAAGCTTCATGTGCTTTGTGCGGGTCATCAATAATAATGCAGCCGCCAAAGCCTTTACGAAGTTTTCCTGCACCAAAACCGGTAATCGTGCCGCCTGTACCAGTCGCATAGCAGACACCACCTTGGGAAGTTCTCCAGAAGTCTTTAGCCTTACTATCATCACGCAATGTAAGCTCGGGAAAGACTTTTCTATACGCCTCTTCTTGCACAAGGGTTCGTATTTGGAAGGCATTATTTGCGGCAAGCATTGCCGAGTAACTGATATGAATAAACTCACAGTCTGGATTCTTACCAAAACACCAAGCCATGAAGTTAATTACAGCAATTTCAGTTTTAGAATATCGTGGTGGAACGTTAATAATTAACCGCTTTATCTCTCCGCGATAAACTTTCATTAAAGCTTCGCAGATTTCTAAGTGGTGCCAATTTTGCATCCATTTATAACCACGGCGCTCCTTAAACATGTACCTTGTGAAGAAATATAAATCTTCTTGCGCCTCGATCCGGATGGCTTTATCCCGAGCCGCATCAGTACTCATCTAAGACTTCCCTCCGCGCTTTTAAGTAATCTTCCATTGGAACTGGAATTTCTGAATTAACTGTTTGGACTGGTCCGCCGTCTTTGCCTGTAATTTCTTGGCGATTAGTAAATTGTCCACCAATATCTTTTGCAGCTTGTTCTAGAATTTTTAGCGCTGTTTTAACGTTTCTAGTTCTATCAAGCTGTCTTTGGTATTGCTTCAGACGGTAGTACTTATTAGCAATAGGAATATCAATTAAGCCTTCATCAAATTTCTCTCTGGTTGATTCAAAAAGCTCAACAAATTTCTTGCTTAAGTTTCTGCCCGAATATTTTGTTGGATCATAGCATTCACATTGGCTACGACTAATATCAACTCCAAACTCTTGCTTGACCTGTTCAACCACTTCTTGAGGGGTATCACGGCATGCAAGAGCTTGAACAATAAATATTTTCACAGGCTCTTTTAGTGCTGCCATAAATTCCCCTTCGTACAGCTACGTACAGCAAACAGGACAAAAAAAAGAGCCTCAAGGCTCAGGTAATTACGCAGTTTCCACAACATTTCGAAATATCTAAATCAGAAACAAACGGCGGGTTTTTAGCGACTTCAATAAGCCGCTTAACGTTTTCATTTGCACCCCAGCGTTTAACAACACCGATAAACTCTTCCACATCGTGACCAGCTAAATAATGCTTTGGTAAGCCAGTATGATCACTGTAAATAATCTCACCGTCCGAGTCTCGTTCTACACCAATGTGATAAAGCTCATGTTCAAGCAAAGCACAGAACTCGCTATCGTTTGCCTTTTCACAAAAGCTTGCATCGATGGTGATTAAGTAAACTGGAACGAATCCGAACCAGTCTCGCATTTGCTGCTCTTGTCGGGCTTTCTTCCAGCCGCCTTGTTGAAACATAACCTTTTCACATTGGCCGAGCACCATACGCTTAGCTCTGGTATAAGCAGAAGAAGCCCATGCGAAAGCCAAGAAACCCTCATTGTCATGAAGCATCTCAGCGATATGGTCGTGATCTGGATTATGCAAAGGACCACCAATAGTTAAAAAATTTGCAATTACCCAATTCATTAAATCAGGGGCTGGCGCTAATCGAATTGCTTCTTCTTCATCCGCTTTATCAATTAATTCCTGTGGTGGAAATGGTCTGATCTGCTCCATCTTCAATTCTCGCTAATTCGTCTTTAATCCAGTTAATGACATATCCCGACAAAATAGAATCTGGATGAAAGCGCTCTATTTTATAACCCATCTCTTCAGCTTGATCATATCGATCAAGACTCCATGCTTTATTTGACAGCTTTCCACCACGCCCACCAGACCAGGGCCCACCCTCAATTTCAATGAGCAAACGCAATTTCACTATATGAAAATCAAAGCGCCAGTGTTTGGTATGGATCGGCTGAAACTTACTTTCAAATCCAATCGCCAAATCCTCAAGCTCTTCCTTAAGTGTTGCCTCAGCCTCGAGATATTTTTCTTTAGCTTTAGGCAGTGGTCTGGATTTGGGTTTCGTTTTGAGCTCTTTTTTTTGTGTAAGCCAAAAGTACTCTTTATCATCCATACCTCTAGCCTCTTATAAAAAGCCCTCTGGCTTACTGTTGAGACGAGCAATTAATTTATGTTGCTTTGCTATGGCCAAAAAAAATCGCTCATCTAGGTGAGCGATCTGTTCTGTATTTAAACCTTTTGTATTGCAACTTCCCAAATGGTTTAGCTCTATTTGAAGCTGTCTAATCTCATTCGTAATTTTTTGAAATTCAGTCATACATACTCCAAAAAGAAAAAGCCCCGCCAATAATCGATATTTAGCGAGGCCATTTGCGCCGTAATACGTCCGGCAAACGATAAAACTAGTTTTTAGGTGCTCTAAGGATATTTAGAACTTTCTCAGACATATCATGTAAGTCAGATCCAATTGGCAGCCAGAAATGGAACACCGTATTGTCGCGGTTAAAAACTTGCTTGTAGTACTCAGTTTTAAAAGATGGGTCGATATCTGAAGCTTTAAGCAATCTTCCTTCTTTTTCTATCTTTTGCCCATCCAATTCACCACCAACACAGATATTCATTTTAAGTACCAGATTTTAATTAGACTGGACTATAGCACAAAATAAAAAAGCTCACCGATTGGCGAGCTCTTAAATTCATTCTGGCGATTACTTTACATTTCGCCCATTTTAGAAATCTTTATACTCAAGTGTATACCCAACTGTCAAGCACAAGTTTCTTGAGTATCAGGAAGTTCAAAACGAAATGAACGAGAAATACGCGATCTAATTTCATTTTCCCATTCTGCAACAATAGATTCTCCAAATAACTCAAACTTTTGATAGCTTTTTATGTAAGCAGTCTTAGTGGCAACAATTCCTGCAATTTTCATTTTTTCATTTAATGTATATGGACGCTTGCCAGTTCCATTACATTTTTCGCAAAACTTTGCCCCTTCAGAAAAACCTTTTGAATTAAAAGTTTCGAGTTTTCCTATTCCTTGGCATCCTCCACACATAGCCTTAACAAAAACATGGCCACGTAAAACAACCTCAGCAATTCCTTTTGCAAGATTAGTAAGATCACCTTGGGCATTAGTAGGGGTAAATTTTTTCTTTACCATTTCTTCATGAATCTTTACCGCTAATTTATTTCGCGCACGGAAAAAATCACCGGATTTAATCTCACCACGAACAAACTCGACTTTACCCGGTATATCTTCAATACGGCGCTCGGTTTGAAAATTAAAATCATACTTACTGTAAAAAGTTTCAGTCTGTTTTTGTGCTGGGGTAATTATTGCGATTCGCTCAAAATCAACCTTTTCAATCAAGACAGTGGCCCAAAGCTTTGCAGCTGGTGATAAAAGTGCTAATTCACCTAAAACAACATCTTTAGAAATTTTCTTACCTTCAGCTTTGCCTTGAGCAATAGCAAGGCGAAGTAACTCAATAAAATCAAACTTTTCAACCAACATAATCGCCTTCCTATTTACCCTTAATTAATAATTCAATTTGCTTTAATGCCATACCGGACTTAACTTGCTCTGTGCTGAACCGTAAAACTGTAAAACCCATCTTTGCTGCGGAGTTGTATTTCTCCATATCCCCTATATAGCCTTTGCCCCTTGTATGGCGGCCTCCACTCCAGATCCCGCCTTCAACCTCAATCAAAATTTTTGTACCAGTAATCAGAAAATCAGCTCTCCATTTGCGTTTTGGATGGAACTTATATTCCTGTTCAAAACCGATCTTGCATGCTCTTAAATGCGTTGCCAGAACCATTTCACCCACACTTGGTTGTCTGGCAATTTGCTTTGCTGAACGCCGCTTTTTATTTTTCTTAATAGGAAATAACTTACGGTATTCAGCAATGCTGACTGATGACATCAAGCACCACCTTTCAGCAAATGGTCCAATTGATTAGCAAAGCAGTTATAAACTCGCGCTTTATCCTGATCACCTAAAAGGCTGGATGAATGAGCATCTTGTTTATACTTCTGAGCCAGTTTTTCAATTGACTCACTTAGTTCAACCAGAGTGCTTTGCTTTTTACCGCTGAGTGGTTCAATTGAGCGTGATACGTGGTCAGCCATTTCTTTTTCCATCTGATCGAAGTAACTTTGACGTGCTAAATCTCTCGACTTGATTAGCTCTGGTGAAATAAGCTTTTCCATTTCACGGCGTTGCGCTTCAATCCATCTACTGTCCATTATTTGCGCCCTCCGCATTAAACTTCTTCGCTTGGTCAAGTGCCTTCTCTAATTGAAGTAGCTCGTTGTAATCAGTATTAGATAGCCCACTCCGGTTATATCGGCCTCGTAATTTTTCGTAGCGAGCCTTTGCTGCGTCTATATCAAAAGTTTCTAATGGTTTATTCATGACTGGCCCTCTTTATAACTCTCAAAGAAAAACTTCACTGGTTCAGATTTGATTTCAATCAGCCCAAAACGAAGCAAATGACGAGCATGTGTGCTATCGCGTAGTAGCTGCACATCCCGATAATGAGTCAGCATTTTTCGCCACCCTTCCAGCGGCATAGACGATTTGTTTGTATTGCAAGGAACACATGCAGGGTTCATGTTTTCTAAAGTGTCGTTTTGCGGTCTAGTCATTTCACCCGTAATTAACTTTCCACCACCCACATGAATTAAATCTCGCTTCACTGCTTCGATATGGTCTGCATGCCACTTATCGCCAAGCAACTCACCACAGTAAGCGCAATGTCCACCAAACTTTTGTTTTAGCTCAGCACGTTGCTGTTTAGTTAACTTCATCGGCTATGCTCCACTTTCATACCGTCAAACTCTTGATCAATTACGGCCATACCGCGCACTACAGCTGCTTGTGAAGGAAGCTTCTTAAAATCAATAGTGTTTACTTCATGGCAGTGTTTGCACATAAACTTATTTTTCTTTTCAAGCTTTGCCTGTATTTCACGGACCTCTGCCAGCATTCTGTTATTACGTTGGGTGACTTGATTCAATTGGTCTAAATATTTGGCAATCCATAAAACAGGGTTTAATTTCGTGTTGCAGTCAGTGCATAAAACTTCACTGTCTTCTTCAGAAATTTGGATATGGCCATGATCACATTCACTAATTTCACGCTTGCGTGTGAATTGAATAACCTGCTTGTCTTTATCAACCTGAATAGTTTGCACATCATGAAAATGACTCATTTTTCACCATCCTTAAGCACTGGCTCTACATATTCAGGACGTTTCTCAAGTGAGTCTTTCCAATCACCTCTGAAGGGGTTTTGGCGTTTCGTTAAGTTAAAAAACGCTGAAAGATGAGATTGGTTTCGCCATGCATTACCAACAATATGAGGCTCAACCAACCAACCACATGCCATCCCATCCTCATCTGTTGCCATAAAGTTGACGTGTGCAGGAATTACAGACCAATCATATTTTTGTTCCAAACAATGTTTGATAGCGTCTTCAAGTAAGCGAAATTGTTTTTCTGCTACCCCGTCTAATAGAACAACCCAATCAAGATATTGGTTCATACGGATACTGCGATTACCAATTTTCAACCAGTCGCCATCAACAACAACTTCAGCCTTAATCATCATTTCACCTCATCATGTTCTTTACGCGCCAACCACCACAAAACCACTGCACCGCTAAGAGCAGCTGTAAAAAATGAAATGAGTAAGCCCCAACCTATAATTTCGAATTTATTCATGCTATTTCTCCAAATAGATCCGGCTGCATGTCTTTCTCTTTAACTGCCTTAGCAATACGTTCTTGTGCAATTTCAAAGTACTTTTGCTCTTGCTCAATACCGATAAATGAACGACCTGTATTTACACAAGCAACACCTGTGGTACCGCTTCCCATTGTGTTGTCGAGTACTGTTTCGTCCTCATTTGTGTAGGTGCGAATCAAGTACTCACAGAGAGCTACAGGCTTTTGTGTAGGGTGAAAGTTTGATTTCTGCTTATCTCTACTGATTAGCTGGACTGAACGTGGGTACCGCTCAGTTGAGTCATAAGCTTTTATGTTTACCTGCTTACCGTAATGTTCGGACCAAATATCCTTACGCTTTGCTGTTTTCCGTGGATGCCCAAAGGTCTTAATTGGGTTAAAAGTTGGCTTTGACTTATAAAAAACCAAGATATTTTCATGTGCACGTAGTGGTTGAAAATTAGCATTAAAGAACCCAGTAGCTATAGGCTTTTCCCATATCCACTCATAGCGGAATAGTTTTAGGTTTGATGTTGCAAGTACTGCTGTGAATGGTTGAGCTGCAAATAAAACAATTGCTCCATTCTCTTTAATTACACGTTCGTATTGTTCCCAAAGTGGCTTGAATGGAATAACTGCATCCCAACTGCAGCAAGTCGTTCCATATGGCAAATCACAAAGAATCATATCCACAGTACCTGCTTCAATTTCATTCATGCGTTCAAGACAGTCACCAAGCATCAAAGCTATTTCACTTTTCATGCGTTAGCTCCATCAATTAACCGCTGAATATTTTTAGGAATTGGCATACCTTCACGGCGGCACATCTCTGCATATTCATGTGGATTGTCAAAAGGATCTGGCCCTAATTCTTTTGCAAATTCAGGCTCTTTTTCTTTTGCCTCAAGTTTTTGTACTGGTGCAGTTTTACGGCCATTAATCTTTAATCGTTCCATCAAAGATTTGAGATGCTTTTGCGCTTCGTCATTGCTCACAGGAACGTGTTTAGGTTCTTTGTGTTCTAGTTGTAGCGGTGGGGTGTAAAACTCTTGCTGACGGCCCTTTAACTGCGCTTTCGCCACCATGACATTGTATGTACCAAAGAAATTATCTTGAGCTGCTCGCATTTGGCCGGCTTCGATCAAATACATAACCTCGTCTAAGGCGTACTTAGTGATTTGGGTAATAACCACGGAACGGTCAGTTGTAAACTTACATGCGCGAGACCAAGCTTCTTCTGGAGACATCCAACTTTCACCGATACACCAGGTGCGAAACTCGGCAAATGACGGCATAAAGCGTCCACCTGCTGTAAGTAATCGAGCAAGTGCGTTGTTAAATTGGTTTTGTTGAACGCCAACCAGTGTTTTAAGTGCGATTTGCTCAACCACTGACAGAGGAATTGCACTTTCGCCTGTTGCTGGAAATTGCTTATTGAACTGAGCAGCGTAAACAGTGCGAAGAGAAGCGATTAATTGACGCACTTCGTTCAAGGTAATCTCATGCATGACCTACCTCCTCAATCATTGGAAACTTTTTTGCTGGGGTTACATCCACGATTTGAGATTCGCTCTGTTCTTCAAAAAGATTAGCGAAGTAACCCGACTCTTGTGGTTTTTGACCGGTTGAAGTGATTTGCTCTTGTTTCTTGCGGTTTGCAGCAACTTGTTTCTCGTTGTTTTGAACCCAAGAGAACCACTTAACCAACCAGATGCTTGGTGTATTCAACGAACTTGATTCGTTTGCAAAGTACCAGTCACCGAAATTTTGAATCATGGTTCTCAAGTCGATTTCTGGTACCGAAACAAATCTTTGTTGAGCAAGTGAGATGAAATCGTATTGAAACTCGCTGTATTCAGAAATGAATTCACGCATTGAATAACGCTTGTGATCATCGATCTGATACTGAGCAAATTGAATTGGAGTTAATTGCGAATTTTCTCCACGCGTATTACTACTACTATCAATAATTGGTTCTTGGTTTATGGTTAATGGTTTATGGTTATTGGTTGGTTGCACATCCGTTTGTTCTTCGTTTAACAGATTTTCAACGACCGTTGAATTTTCGTTAGACGCTTGATCATCTTTTGATGAATCACTGTTGGACGAGCCTTTCTTTTTCGCTGCACGTTTTGCAGCAGACGCCTTACCAGCCTCACTCGCTTGTTTCTTTTTCCCGTGATATTCAGCAATTTCTCGTTCACAACGATTATTGCGATAAACACCTTCTTCAAGAATGAAAAACTCATCAAGTACATATTTGAGAGCTTCTTTTTGCTCTTCGGTAGTACATTGCAAACGACG